CAAAAACGCGCATGGTTACTCTTCCCACCAAAATCCGGAGGTGCTCGAGTATGATGGTTAGCGGAGGGAACAATGCCAAACCCAGGAAAACCCGCTGAGGTAAAAAAGAAACTCGGCAGTCGTCACTACAAGCCAGCTGAAGTTGTTTATGCTTTGCCTGAGATCCGTGAGATTCCAGATCCTGAGCGCGAGCTAAAAGATTCGGGTAAACGATTGTGGGATCGAGCCTGGACATTAGGCCGCAATTGGATTAGCGACAAGACCGATGTCGATTTACTTTTGATAGTTTGCGAGCAGCTTGACGAACGTGATTATTTGCGGGAGTTTGTTTTAGCTAACATGGAAGCTTGGCACGAACGCAATGCCTTGCGAATTTTAGAAAGAGACATTACGTCGAACTTATCTTCGCTTGGCTTTGATCCAACTTCGCGAACTAAATTAGGCGTGGCCGAAGTAACTGCGAAATCAAAGCTCGAAGAGCTAATGTCTAAGAAAGCCGAGCGCTTTGCATGATTTGGATAATTACAGGACCTCCCTGTTCTGGCAAATCTACGTACATCAACGAAAATGCTAAAAACGATGATGTCATTATTGACATGGATAAAATTGCGCTAGCCTTTTGTACAGCTGACACAAAGCCTTTCGAATACGACGACATGATCCGGAAAATAGCTAGATCAGCAAGACAGGCAGCAGTCAAAGAGGCTATCGGCCGCATGCAAGGCGAACGTTATAGAAACTTATTTATAATCCATACCGATCCAAATTCAGATCAGCGTATGAGCTATAGAGCGGCAAACGCCAGATTTGTTGAGCTCGATCCAGGTAAAGAAATTTGCTTAGAAAGACTAAAAAAACGACCCGAACAAAATCAACAAATAGCTAAATCAGTTATCGATGATTTTTATGCAAGGCGGAATAAATAATGTGGCCGCCACAAATACTAACGCCGATAAGCGAAGACTATTTAGCAAAAGGCGAAGGCGAAGTTGTTATTGGTTTTGCAGAAGCTTTCGGAATAATTACTAAAGATTCGATAGCCGGTAAAGCCGGTGAACCGCTGCACTTGCGTGATTGGCAAAAGGATCTTGTTAGGCATGTATTCGCCGGCGACGAAACTGGATACAAAAATCGCATTAGTCTTTTAGGACTTCCCCGCAAGAACGGAAAAAGCGCACTCGGATCAATTTTTGGACTTTATAGTTTGATCCTGGGAGCTCGCGGAGCAGAAGTCTATTCAGTGGCCGCCGAAAAAGAACAGGCCAGGATCGTATTTGCCGACGCAAAACGCATGGTCGAAGCGTCTCCAGAGTTGAGCGGTATCACAAAGCTTTATCGTGATGCTATCGAGCTTCCTAAGTTTGGATCTGTGTATCGAGTACTTTCAGCAGAAGCATACTCAAAAGAAGGGTTGTCTCCGTCAGCAACGATTTTTGATGAGCTCCATGCTCAGCCAAATCGAGAGCTGTTTGACGTAATGAGTTTGGCAATGGGAGCTAGGGGTAAATTTTCTACATTGATAGCAATTACAACGGCGGGCACAAGACAAGATCAAACGGGCCAAGATTCAATTGCGTACACTTTGTATAACTACGGTAAAAAAATTGCTAATAATGAAATAAAAGACGACTCATTTTTTATGGCCTGGTGGGAAGCTCCAGCTGAAGCGGATCATAGATTGCCTATTACTTGGCAGCAAGCTAATCCTGGTTATGGTGACATTTGTTCAGCTGAAGACTTCGAGTCTGCAGTGCGGCGAACTCCTGAGGCTGAGTTCAAAATCAAACGTACTAATCAATGGGTAAACACTAAAGCCGCTTGGCTGCCGGCCGGAGTTTGGGACGGGCTTGAAGAAGAGTTTGAATTAGAACCCGATGATGAATACATACTTGGTTTCGATGGATCTTGGAAAAACGATTCAACTGCTTTAGTTGCCGTTATTTTGCCTCGTAGCGAAGACGATGTATTTAGGGCTTTCCGAGTCGCGCACTGGGAAAAAGACTTTGCGCTTGACGATGATTCTTGGATCGTCGATAAAGCCGCAGTAAACAAAACTGTTATCGACTATTTTTTGGCTAATCCTAACTGCCGCGAAATTGTTTGTGATCCTACGTACTGGCAAGATGAAATGTTCCAATGGGCTGAAGTAGGTATGAATGTTGTTGAGTATCCAAATACTATTAGCAGGACGGTGCCAGCAACATCTAAGCTTTATGAAGCAATAATGAACGGTAAACTAAAGCATAATGGCGATGGAGCTTTAGCAAGACATCTCGACAACTGTATTTTGAAAATTGATTCTCAACGTGGTGCCAGGATCACAAAAGACTATCGTAATCCTCGCCTCAAAATCGACTTAGCAATTGCTTTACTTATGGCGTACGATCGTGCAAGCGGTAGAATTGAAGAGCAGTTGATCCCGCAAATTTTTATCTAGGGCGGTTACATTGGGAATTTTTGATGGATTGTTCGGAAAAAGAGCAATCAGCTTTCAATCGCTTTGGGGCGCTGGTGATGATTTCAATACGTTATCAAGTCTGAGCGCAACTAAAGTCGATAGCGATACGGCGTTCCAGGTAAACGCTATTTATTCAGCTGTTTCTCTTATTTCAGACACAATTTCTACGCTGCCTGTTGGATCGTTTATACGACGCGACGGATCACGTTATCCTTTCCGACCTACCCCATCATGGGTAACCAAGCCCGATGTTGATACTACTAAAGAAGCTTTTTGGGGAGCAATTATTGTTTCGCTTCTTCTAGATGGCAATGCGTTTGTGCGTGTCTACTCAAACGACCGCGGCCAAATTGTAAATCTAAATGTTTTGAACCCTCATCATGTAAAGATCAAGCGTAACGGTATCGGTCGGATCATGTTTGAGATCGAAGACAATAAAGAGATGCTGAGCAGCGAAGAAGTTATTTTTATTCCTGATGTTGTTAGGCCCGGTAAACTTCGCGGAGTTTCTCGGGTCGATGCTCTAAAAACTAATTGGGGACTAGCAATCGCCCTTGAAAATTATGCGGCTACTTTCTTCGGATCAGGAACTCAAACTTCGGGAGTTATCGAATTTCCAGGTAATCTAACTGCTGAGCAAGCAAAAGCTTTACAAGAAGGTTTTGATGCAAGGCACAAAGGTTGGGGTAAAGCTCACCGAACAGGCATTATTTCTGGCGGCGCAAAGTATGTACCGACATCAGTTGAAAATGACAAGGCGCAATTTTTAGATTCAAGACGTCTGGCTGTCGAAGATGTCGCTAGAGCTTTCAACATACCACCTAACCTTCTCGGTGTTCAAGGATCTTTTACTTATTCGTCCGTCGAGATGAACAACCAAGCTTTCGTAACGCACACGCTTAGGCCAATTGTGCAAAAACTAGAATCAGCTTTTAGCCCGTTGCTTTCTAGAGAGCCTGGCGGAGAAACTGCATTTATAAAGTTCAATCTTGATGGCTTGCTCCGTGCTGATGTAAATACCCGTATGTCTGCTTACTCGACAGGTTTGCAAGCGGGTTTCCTAACCATCAACGATGTTAGGCGGCTGGAAGATCTAAGACCGGTAGACGATGAAAGTGCGGATAGTGTGCGGGTGCCATTGGCAAACGTAAACATTGATGCTGCAGATTTGAACGCAGTCGATAAACGCGTAATGATGGCTCAACGTTTGATCCTCGCTGGGTTTGATCCAGCTGAAGTTATGAAAGCTATGGACTTGCCCGAAATTTCGCACACTGGACTACCAAGCGTACAGCTACAGGGCATTGCGCAAATTGATCCAACAGATCCTCAAAGTGCTTATGAGGTCGAATAATGCCAGTCAAAACTTACGGCTACGACTTGGTGGAGGATGTTCGCACCCTTGTAGTGCCAGCAAATGTAGAGCCACAAGAGGTTTGCATTCACAACCACGAACATGCTCTCGGCAAAGAAATCTTCATTGGCAATTCTGAAGTCACAGTGGACAACGGAATGCACGCTGTTTCTCAGCAAACAAACATCATCACGCTTGAGCCAGGCGATGAGCTTTATGCAATCACCACAGAAAATGGCGGAGCAAATCTCCGGATCATGGTAGTGACGAAACACTAATGCCGTACTTTGTAACCAACCAATCACCCGATTGTGAATCGTGGGCGGTAGTCAAAACCGACGGCGAACTATTAGCTTGCCATGAAACGGAAGAGTCAGCAATCGCTCAAATGGTTGCTGTATCAATAGCGGAAGAGATGGAACCAGGTGGCACTTATCCCGGATCGTTCAGGAATACCGAAGCAGAATCAGATCAACATCGAAAAACAGAACTCGATGAAGGTTGTAAAACCTGCGACGGAAGTTGCGAAACCTGTCGAAACGAAAACAACATCGACGAAAAAAGGCAAGTAAACCTAACTCCGCCGGCATACATGCGAGCAGCAGCACGGCAAGGACTGAAGTATTACAAAGAAGGTTTAGGCGGCGATGGTTTGGTTGAAAGAACTATACGAGAAGCTAGGGCTATGGCAAGTGGTTCTGTTACTGCTGACAAATGGGTTAGGTTGCGCGCTTGGATTGCTCGTCATTTGGTTGATCTTGATAGTCCCTCTGCCGATCCTGATTCAGACGATTATCCTAGTGCTGGCGTAGTTGCTCATTTGCTTTGGGGAAGTGGTCCGTCTAAGTCGGCTGCCAGGCGTGCACTTGCTTACGCTGAAGGCGTTGTCGATAGAATTGAAAAGGAAAACGAAGGACGAGCGAAAGGCGAAGCATTGTCCAAGATTGAAACTCGCGTAAATGCAACGGAGTTTGAGATCCGCGAAGAGAACGACGGTATGCAATTTAGCGGATACGCAGCAGTATTCGATTCACCGTCTGAACCATTGCCTTTTATTGAGCGGATTCAACGCGGAGCATTTAGAAAAACTCTTCGGAACCGAAACGATGTCAAGTTCCTTTGGAATCATGACGCCGGTGAGATCCTGGGATCAACAAGAGCTAATACACTTAGACTAAGCGAAGATGATCGCGGTCTAAAAGTGGAAGGCACATTGCCTAACACTTCTCGCGGCCGTGATGTTGCTGAGCTTTTGCGTAGAGGCGATGTCGATTCGATGTCTTTTGGTTTTAGCGTCCCATCAGGCGGCGACAGTTGGAGTAGTGACGGAAATGAGCGAACTCTAAAATCGGTTAGACTCCACGAAGTTTCACTTGTAAGTTTTCCCGCTTATCCAGGAACTGCGGGTTTACAAAATGTACGTGGATTGGATAAGGTAGCTGAACGAACCGGAATCGATGCAGATGCTTTGGCTGATGCATTGCTAAAGGTTGAAGATGGCCAAACAATTTCTTCTGATGAGAAAGACATGTTGTCGAGAGTGATCCAGGATCTTTCGCCGACGGAAGAAGCAACGGAAGAAGAAGTAACAGAAGTTCCGGATCTAAGTATTTTGAACTTGAAGAAAATGAAACTAGATTTGCTGTCGAAAGGTATTTACTAATGGCAAGTTATGAAGAGATCCGCAAGGTTATTCTTGATGTCGCCGGCAACCCTGAAGTCGGAGTAATCAAAGAGTATGCGGACAAGTGGGCGGCTGCAATCGTTTCACTTGATACTAAAACTCCATACAAGCCTGGCGCTAGAGATGGCGACGGTGATGGTATGGTACAGGAAGGCACTCCACATGAGAGGCCAGTAAAAGAGGTTCGAGTAACCAAGCCAGCTGAAAAGAGGTAACCTCCTCGTTGTTTGATGCCTCAGGCTGCCAAGCTTCTGGATCTCTCCCTCCGGCTTTCCCTTTCTTATTGCCGGAGGGTTCCTCTTTTCTGTAACCTTTTTGTTATAAAAAATGTTGCTAAATAACTGGGCTTTTTATTTCGAAATGAGAGATAATAATCTCATCAACAAGAAGGGAAACAAAATGTACACGACACTACCTCAGAACATTATCAACAGGCAGAGCAGTCCAAACCACGTGCTTTGGACGGCAGAAGTTTCTAACGCCACTAGCCAAAACACAGTTAGTATTTACGCCACATCGATCAAGCAGGCTATCGATCTAATTGACATTTTTTGCATTGACGTACTTGCTGGCAGCGTAATACTTTCTATCAAAAAAGCATAATTATCTCAACACAACGAAAGGGATAAAAAAATGAGCACAGAACTAAAGTCTCGCGAGATCGAAATTGCGTATCACACCAGGATCAATGAGGCGTCAAAAGAACTCATGACAAAGCTGGAAATTGCAAACTACGCTTACAAAGTAAATAACGACTATGAAGCTTATGCTTTGTTTCTAGAAGAGGCTGCAAAGATCTCTCGTCGGATCGCAATACTTCAGGAAAACTTGGATCGCTCTTTGCAGTCATAGAACTAAATAAAAGGGTTTCCCGTCATCGATCTTCCCCCGGATCGGTGGCGGGATTTTCATTTGCATGTCTCCGGTAAAATTGATACATCGGTTGTGAGTCAGCTCCACCGAAATTCAGTTGAGCGTCAGCGCCACTGTTATCCAATGTAAACCAATAACTAGGAGACTATTCAATGTCTGAGTTTATCAAGGCACAGCAGGAAATGCGTGCTAACCTGGTTTCACAGATCCGCGAAGTTATCGACTTTGCTGAGACTGAGGGACGCGGGCTAGACGGTGCTGAGCTTGAGAAGATCAATGCTATTGAGGCCGACATCAGGAAAGCAGACGACTCGATCTCTGTTGCTGAGCGTGCCGAAGAGCGCAAGGTTGAGGCATCGGCCGCAGCCAAGGGCTTTGTCCCTTCTGTATCTGAGGAGCGTGCAGCTTCTGAGATCCTACGTACTATCGCCGAAACTCGTGGAACACACAACTTCGAGCGTCGTACACTCTCCCCAACTACCGACACGGTGCCAAAGAGCTTTTACGACGAAGTTTTCGACGTTGCTCGCCTAGTCGGTCCTATGCTCGACACAAGCGAGATGATCAATACTGCTTCTGGCGAGGATCTCACTATTCCGACACTAACGGCCTACAGCACTGCAGCACTAACCGCAGCAGCTGGAACCGTTGCGGCAAGCGATCCGACTTACTCGTCCATTACTTTGGGCGCGTACAAGTACGGCTTCCTGATCCAGGCCGCCAACGAGCTAGTAACCGACGCAGGATTCAATCTTGCCGGCCACCTTGCTCAGCAGGCAGGTAACGCAATTGGTTACGCAGTAAATGCTGCTTTGACTAATGGCACTGGAACGGTTCAGCCAAACGGAATTGTCACCGCGGCCGGATCTGGCATCACCGGTGGAACTGGCGTTGCCGGCGGATTTACCGCTGACAACCTAATCGACCTTGCTTACACCAACATCGATGGAGCTGTTCGCAGACTTCCTGGCGTTGGCTACATGGCAGCTGGAGCAACTATCGGCGCTATGCGTAAGCTCAAGGACACCGCCGGAAACTACCTGTACCAGGTCGGCGTTGGACAGCCTGATTCCTTTGCTGGATTCACCGTTGTCGAAAACCCCCACGTTCCAGCAGTAGCTACCGGTGCGAAGTCTGTACTATTCGGACACCTACCGAGCTATAAGGTTCGTATGGCTGGCGGCCTCCAGGTTGCCTCTTCCCAGGACTACGCATTCAACACGGATCTCACTACGTGGCGTTTCCTAATTCGCTTGGACGGAAACCTAACTCACTCCGGCCACGTGAACTACTTCAAGGGTGGCGCAAGCTAATCACCTTGATCTAGGCTGAAGGGTCCCACGTTGTAGGTTTCGTGGGGCCCTTCTTTTTATTTAGTATAGTTGCATTATGAAAACCTACAAAGCTGCTGTTTCTATAGCATCGAACTCTCCAGGCACTCCAACGGGTTACGGCGTCCAAGCGGAATTATTAGCTAATCGCTTGATCCAAGATAATTACGACGTAGCCGCACTTTCGAACTATGGTTTAGAAGGTGCTATAGCGGATCTCAAATTAGCGGCCGGAACGATAAAACATTATCCGAAAGGATTATCACTTTATTCAGGTGACGCGCTAAAGCTATGGCATAAGCATTTCTTGAATAAAAGAGAAATTCCTAATGCAATTTTGACTTTATACGACGCCTGGGTATTCAATAACGTTCCTGGAATCGATGATCTCAATTTTATGTCCTGGACTCCCGTAGATCATTTGAGTTTGCCGCCTAATGTTTTGAAATGGGCGAAACGGCCTAACGTAAAAACAATAGCTATGTCTCCCTTTGGGCAACGTGAATTTGAAAAGTATGGAGTAGATAGTTTTTACATTCCGCACGCTGTTGATACCAAAATTTATAAGCCAACATCAAAAATCCGAAACGTAAATAGTCGTGAATACATGGGGCTAAAAGAAGATGATTTTTTGGTTGGTATGGTTGCAGCCAATAAAGCTAATACATCGATTCATAGAAAAGCTTTTGCTGAAAACTTATTGGCTTTTGCTTTATTCAAAAAATCCCATCCAAATGCTTACTTATACATTCACTCGGAAGTATCTAAAGCTTATGGTGGTTTTGATCTAATAAATCTGATCAAAGCCGTTGGCTTGAACAAAGAAGACGTTTTGTTCGCTGATCCGGCGCAATTACGTATAGGCTATGATCCGAAAGACATGGCCGGTATTTATTCGACGATGGACGTGCTTTTACACGTATCTTATGGTGAAGGCTTTGGCGTGCCTGCTATCGAAGCACAAGCATGCGGCACTAAGGTTATTGGATCTAGTTGGGCTGCTAGTCCAGATTTATTAAGTGACGATTGCTTGATTGTAGATGGACAACCATTTTGGGACGAAGCACAAATGAGCTTTTTTATGATTCCATTAGTGCCGTCGATAGTAAATGCATTAGAAACAGCTTTCAAAGAAAGATCTGCTAAAAAAACTAATGTTGAGTTTGCATCACAATTTGATGCTGATCGAGTATACGAAAATTATTGGCAGCCGTTTCTAAAAGCTCAACTATGATCCCGGTTCTTGGCTTTGCGACGCTTTCTAAATTTGAGATGGCACAGCGACTTCTTGATTCGATCGATTATCCTGTAGATAATCTTGTAATAGTTGACAACTCTGGCAAGCGGAAGTTCAAACCGCAAGTAAATAATTTCGTAAAAAATACTTGGCTAATACAAGTTCCGTATGGACTTGGTGCAAATGGAGCTTGGAATTTGATTATCAAAGCTACACCTCACGCACCCTATTGGGTTTTACCAAATGACGATTCTTGGTTCGGCCCAGGATCATTGCAAGCAATCGCAGAAGAAGTAAATACTGATGCATTCAATTTTGTAGATGTTCAACCACGTTGGTCGTGCGTAATTCCAACAGAAGGCAGCGTTGAAAAAGCGGGGCTTTGGGACGAAGCATTCCACCCAATTTACTTTGATGACGATGATTACGAGTGGCGTATGCGAGAACTTGGCGTTAGTTTTCATGACATCCCCGCGAAAGTTTATCATGACAATTCATCAACGCTAAAATCAGGATACCAAGATAAAAACACATTTACCTTTAGGCGGAATCAAAGTTTGCTTGTCCATAAACGAACAAATGAAAATTTGAACGTGCAGGGTTGGTCGCTGCGAGTTAGAAGGGAAAACTCATGGGACTAAACGTTTACACTGGCGGAACATTTGATCTTTTCCACAGCGGGCATGTCAACTTCCTAAGAAAATGCTCGCAGGTTGGATTCGTAACTGTTGCGCTAAATACTGACGAGTTTATTGCAGACTATAAAGGCCGGTCTCCTGTTATGAGCTTTGAGCAAAGAAAAGTAGTTCTTGAAGCGTGCGTTTATGTCGACAATGTTATTGCAAACAAGGGCGGAGCAGATAGCAAGCCCTCAATCCTTGAAGTCAATCCAGACATAATCATTATTGGATCAGATTGGGCTCGCAAAGATTATTATAAGCAAATGCAATTTGATCAAGACTGGTTGGATCAGCACGGTTATGGACTCGCTTACATTCCATACACCAGTGAAATTTCTACTACGATCCTCAAGCAACGGATCAGAATAGAATAGTCTTATGGCTATTACTAATGGTTACGCAACCCTAGCCCAAATCAAAGCATCTCTTAGGATCACGGATTCAGTCGATGATGATCTCCTAGAACTTGCAATTGAAACGGCATCAAGGGAGATAGATGGCGTATGCGAGCGTCAATTTTTTCAAACCGCCGTCACACGCGTTTATGCACCGCGAGATTCTTATGTAACTGAAATAGATGATTTGGTTAGCGTTACTAGCATCAAAACAAGTAGTGCTGCCGACGGTATTTTTGATACAACTTGGACTAATAACGATTATCAACTTGAGCCGCTAAATGGAGTTGCTGGCGGCCTAAGTGTTCCGCAAAATGTGATCCGCGCCGTTGGTGATTACACATTTCCAATTGATGGGCAAGAAGCAACTGTGCAAGTTATTGGAACTTTTGGTTTTAGTGCTATCCCTACAGCAATTGAGCAAGCGACTGTAATTTTAGGCAGCCGTATTTTCAAGCGTAATGATGCTCCGCTTGGTGTAACTGGTTTCGGAGATCTTGGTGTGATCCGCGTAACAAAGATTGATCCCGATGTTGAAGCAATGATCATGCCTTACAAGAGGATTCGATTCGCTTGAGCATAACGGATCTTAGAAACGGTATTGCTACAAATGTAGCAACTATCTCAGGCTTACGTACGGCAGCAGAAATTCCAGACAATCCATCGCCGCCTATTGCAGTAGTTCAATTGCAATCAGTAAATTATGATGGAGCTTTCCAGCAGGGACTAACAACGTATAACTTTTTAGTATCGGTAATTGTTGGTCGAGTAGCTGAAAGAGAAGCACAACGTCGATTAGATGCTTATGCTTCAAGTTCCGGATCTGAGTCTATCAAGCTTGCAATCCAAAGCGATAAAACTTTGTCAGGTAATGCTTATGATGTACGAGTCTCAGAAATGTCAAACATCGGCGCGGTATTATTAGGTGAGGCAACATACCTTGCGGCAGATTTTGTCGCGACCGTTTACGCAGAATAACTAAGGAGAATAATCGTGGCCAAATTCGTTGCTACCGATTACGCAATCACAATTGGCGGGACAGACTTCAGCTCAAGCCTTGCCGCCGCAACACTCGACATTACTGTCGAAGAGCAGGATACCACGGCGTTTGGTGATACCGCTAGAACCAGGATCGGCGGCCTAAAGGATGCTTCGCTTTCTTTGGACTTCCACCAGGATTTTGGCGCTTCGGCTATTGACGCAACTCTGTTTCCATTACTTGGAACTCAGGCAACCGTTACTATCACCCCTACTAGTGGCACAGTAACAGCAACAAATCCGACATACACGGCCGTAGCTTTGGTTACCCAGTACCAACCTTTTGCTTCCTCGGTGGGCGATCTCGCAACACTTTCAGTATCCTGGCCCATTAGCGGCGAGGTTACGCGCGGTACTGGAGCATAAGGAAAAATAAATGATAAACCTACAAGTTACCTACGCAGACGGCACGACCAAACAGGTTGAAGCAGGTGCTCCGGACATTGTTGCATTTGAAACTAAGTTCGATCTAAGTATCGCTAGACTCGAAAAAGACTTCCGACTTACGCACCTCTTCTTCCTGGCTTGGAGTGTTGAAAAACGAACCGGCGGAACTAAAGAAGATTTTGAAACCTGGCTAGAAACAGTTACTCTAGTCGAGGCGGCAGAACAAAAAAAATAACGGGCCTGGGCGATGATTCGCTTCATTGGAAAATCGCATGGATCTCATGCGAAACAGGAATCTCGCCGTTAGATCTATTGCAGCTTGAACCACGCATGCTTTGGACTGTTGGACGTTACCTTGAGTTCAAGATCCAAAAGCAAAATCAGCGTAAACGGTAAAATAGGTTCTGAAGGAGCTGCCGATGATCACGCCAAAAGTAGATGCGCAATACGTGCGTGAAGCTATCCGCGAACTAAAACAGGCAGACGAAACTTTACTGAAGCAACTCCGCAAAGATTTGAGATCCAAGATCTCACCGGTTGCTAAACAAATTGCTAATAATGTTCCTGATGAACCGCCACTATCGGGTTTTGGTCGAGAAACTTCATTTGGTTGGTCGCCTGTAAGGCCGACAGTTTCATTTACTCCTGGTAATTCACGACGCCGCGGAAACCATCTTGTATCAATTAGGATCACACCGACGGGTAAAGCTCGAGGACTTTATGTAGCTGAAAGGGCGGGAGCTAAAAACGGTAAAAACAATCGCGGCCGTGCAATGATCCGAAACCTAAACAGAGTTGAAAAGATGAAAGGCAAAGGCGGCCGCTTCGCTTACGCCAAGTTCAGATTACTTCGACCCGATGTTGTGCAACTCGCAATAGGCATTGTCAACGACACTATAAAAACCATCAATAAAAGGTTGAACTTCTAATGGCTATCAATCTCCCAATTGTCTCTAAGTTTGATCCAAAAGGTATCAAAGCGGCAGAATCTGCTCTAGGTAAATTTGGCAAACTTGCGGCAGCAACAGCAGCAGCAGCAACAGCAGCTATTGCCGGAGTTGCAACTGCATCTATAAAAGCCTTTGCTAATTTTGATTCAAAGCTAAATGAATCAATTGCCATTATGGGCGACGTCTCTGATGTCTTGCGCGATGACATGGCCGCAGCCGCTCGTGAAGTAGCCAAACAAACTACTTTCTCAGCAGATCAGGCAGCTGAATCTTATTTCTTCCTGGCATCGGCAGGTTTAGATGCAGCAGCTTCTATCGAGGCAATGCCTCAGGTTGCAAAGTTTGCTCAAGCAGGTATGTTCGACATGGCGCTTGCAACCGATCTGCTTACAGATGCTCAATCCGCTCTTGGCCTTACGATCCGCGATGATGCGGTTGCGAACATGGAAAACATGGTTCGCGTTTCCGATACGCTTGTCAGGGCAAACACACTAGCAAACGCATCGGTAGAACAGTTCTCAACAGCACTTACAACTAAAGCCGGTGCTGCACTTAGATCTATCGGCAAAGATGTCGAAGAGGGTGTTGCTGTATTGGCGGCCTTTGCGGATCAGGGTATCAAGGGCGAACTTGCTGGAACTCAGCTTGCTATTGTTCTTCGTGATCTTTCGACAAAGGCAATAAAGAACAAAGAAGATTTTGCCGAACTGGGTATCGAAGTATTTGATGCCAACGGTGAAATGCGTAACCTGGGTGACATTATTGCTAACCTTGAAAATGTCTTGGCAGGCATGTCAGACGAAACTCAAAAGGCCACATTGCTACAGGCCGGTTTCTCAGATAAATCTCTTGCATCGATAACCGCTTTGCTTGGTACTTCTGATGCTATAAAGACGTATGAAAAAGAGTTGAGATCCGCAGCCGGATTTACGGATCAGGTTTCTAATAAACAGCTCGACACTATGTCTGCGCAGTTTGAACTCGTCAAATCTCGCATTGCTGATGTCGGAATTGAGATCGGCGGGAACCTTGCGCCTATGTTCCTAAAGCTTATTGATGAGATGGAACCCGTTATAAAACAAGCCGGTCCTGCCTTAGTCGAGTTTTTCAAAGCTATTGGTCCAGTTATTGCGGGTGTTGTCCAAAGCTTGCCAACTATTTTTAGCGCTCTAACGGCTGCTATAAATGTAGTAACTATTGCTGTTCGTGATTATTTGTATCCTGCATTTGTCCAGGCTTTCGGTTGGATCAAGGACAACATACCTACGGTAGCAACATTTGTTGGTGTGCTCGGATCACTAGTAGCTGTATTCCAGGTTGTAACTAATGCTACTAAAATCTATGCAACCGCTCAAGCCGCTTTAGCGGTAGTTATGGCTGTGAATCCGTTTTACCTCATTGCCGTAGCTATTGCTGCTGTGGCGGCCGGCATTGTTTATCTTGCTACTCAAACAACATTCTTCCAAGATACGTGGGCGGCAGTTACAAAATTCTTTACCGATGCGTACAACAATTACGTGAAGCCTGTAATTGATGCTTTTATGAAAGGCATCAATGATCTTTATAACAAGGTAATAAAACCCGTCTTTGAGGCTGCAATGCTTATCCTCGGTTTATGGGCTGGTACTTGGGTACTAATTTACGAATCAATTATCAAACCGGTTATTGATTTACTTGTAGGTGCATTGAAACACTTGTTCGATTTTGCAAGTTTGATTTTTGGCAACATAGCAAATGAGTTCAAAAAGCTCGGAGCTTTTTTTACAGACGTATTCAATGCCGTATTTACACCGGTAGCAGAAGGTATTGAAACCGGATTCAATCACCTCGGTCGTTTTATCGAAGATGTAAATAACAACGTCATAATTCCGGTATTCGAAGCTTTTGGAACCGCCTTCAAGTGGGTTTATGAAAACATGATCCGCCCTGTAAGTGAATTTATTGAAGACACGATTACTAACGTTGGTAATGCTTTTAGAGATGTATTCCAGGGCGTCAAAGACTTTATGGAAACGATTTTCAATGCTTTAGTTGGTGTTGTAAAAACTCCACTAAATGCAATTATTGATTATGTAAATGGAGTTATAAAAGCTCTAAATACGATCCAGGTAACAATTCCAGATTGGGTACCCGTTTGGGGTGGTCGAAACTTTGGTATAAACATACCTAAAGTTCCAAAACTAGCTGACGGCGGCGTTGTTATGCCTAGGCCTGGAGGCGTCTTAGCAAACATTGCCGAAGGCGGCCAACCTGAAGCGGTTATTCCATTGAATAAATTTGACAAACTTGGATCACAAAATAATTTCAACATAACTGTGAATGCTGGCATGGGAGCTGACGGCTCAGACATTGGTCGAAAAATAGTAGACGAAATAATTAGATACGAGCGAGCCAGCGGCCGAGTCTTTGCGAGGGCGTAATGGCAACAAACAAAGTTGAAATCGGGTTTGACTTTTCGGAGCAGGCAGGCGCAGAGTTCGCAAAGCTTGACGACGCGTTCTACGGAATTCTTGACGCGGTTCAAACTATTTTAGGTGGAGCGATTTATCAAGACGTAACGCCAAAAGTTGCGCAATACGCAATTAGTCGCGGCAAATCAAGACAACTTGACAAGTTCCAAGCTGGAAAATTAGACGTAACCCTAAACAACAACGATCGGATCTTCGATCCGCTTTATTTATCTAGTCCTTACGCTGGGCAGATTATTCCAAAGCGATCGGTAAGAGTTACGTCAAATAACATCATCCAGTCGGAAACCGTTATCGATGACTGGGACTTGAGCTACGAGCCATCGGGTAACAGCTACGCCATAATCAAATCTTCGGACGCTTTCGCTCAGTTTGCAAACCAATCTTTATCGGGCGGCACAGCAACCGCTCAGCAAACCGGCGAACGCGTTACAGCAATTTTGCAAAACGCAGGCGTGCAATGGCCGCTTGATCGTATTGAGGCAGAGACTGGGCAACAAGGACTCCAGGCTGATGTCATTACCGAAGGTACTAATGCGCTTAGTTATCTTCAGACAATTTCGGAGTCAGAGCCTGGCGCTTTGTTCGTGTCAAAGTCCGGCAGCGTTAAGTTTCTGGATCGAAACGCTGAAACTTCAGGCACGCCAATTGTATTCGCAGACGACGGAACTGGTATTCCTTACCAAAACCTTGCGGTTGTCTACGGAGCGGAGTTGCTTTATAACGAAGTGGTCGTCTCGCGCGCGAACGGTGGAACGGCAATTGCTACAGACATTACATCGCAGGAGCAGTATGGGATCCAAAATCTAAGTAGATCCAACCTCCCGCTAGACAATGACACGTCAGCGCAGAATCTAGCCGATTACCTAGTGGCCCAATACAAGAACCCTGAGTATCGCTTCGAGGCTTTGCAGGTTGAGATTATCGACTTAGCGGAATCAGTACAGAGTCAATTGCTAGGACTTGAGCTAGGCGATTTCGTGCGCGTCAAGTTCACGCCTAACGACGTACCTCCGCAAATCGATAGGTACGCGGAAGTAATTAGAATTTCACAAACTGTTACTGAGACATCACATCGGATCACACTAGGCTTAGGCTCGACTGAAGGAGAATTCTGGAGGCTGTCAGACTTGGTATTCGGTAGAATTGGTAATGCACTAGCGTATTAGGAGAATTGTGGCGGGTTGGAAAGAATGGGCAGTTGGTGAAGTTGTCGAAGCTTCAGACTTCCAAACATACATTCAAAATCAGGTAGTGCAGGTCTATGCCGATAGTGGCAGTCGAGGTTCTGCACTTGGTACTGCAGTAGCCGAAGGTATGATTTCTTACCTCGAAGACACTAATGCGCTAGAGGTTTATAACGGATCTTCTTGGGCTGGTTTTGCCGCCGGTGACATTACAGCGGTAACCGCAGGAACAGGATTGACTGGCGGAGGAACGACCGGAGACGTAACCCTAAACGCTGACTATTCCGCAATCGGTTCGGCTATCTCAATCACTGCTTCGCAAATTAGTGACGTTACTGCTACGGCAGCAGAACTAAACATTCTTGACGGTGTAACTGCAGACGCAGGTGAGTTGAACATTCTTGACGGTGCAACACTTACGACTACCGAGTTGAACTACGTTGATGGCGTCACCTCGGCAATTCAGACTCAGCTCGATGGCAAGGTTGATGAAGTAAACGGCGCAGTAACAACCGCAGCAGTCGGTTCAACTGTAGTGCGAAACATCACACTTTCAACTTCATCACCTACTGGCGGATCAGACGGAGACGTTTGGCTGGTCTACACACCATAAGGGGATAGCGTGACGGCGCACACAAAGATAAGCGGAACCTGGAAAGACGTATCCGAAATCCACACGAAGGTTAGTGGATCTTGGAAGGAAGTCACCGAAGGCCACGTCAAGATTAGCGGAGCTTGGGAAAAGTTTTATGAAGTTATTTCTGATTTCTCGACTGAGTACTTATTTGTTGCTGGAGGCGGAGGCGGATACGGCGGTGGTGGCGGCGGCGGTGGCTCCGGAGGTTACCTAGCGGGCACAGCAACCTTATCACCGAGTACTTCCTACACAGTCACAATCGGCGCAGGCGGAGCAGCAAATAACGCGGGCAGCAATTCGATTTTTTCGCCAGCTGGAACTGCTATCGGTGGAGGTCGCGGCGCAAGCTTCAATACTGAAGATGCCGGTAGCGGTGGCTCCGGTGGTGGTGCTTCTGCTCTATTTCCACCTCCACACCTGGGAGGCTCTGGGACTACGGGACAGGGTAATGACGGTGGAGATGATGACGGAACTACAAGCGTGCCTTACGGTTCCGCTGGCGGAGGTGGAGCTGGCCAAGTTGGAGGCAATGCAATTGGAGGCGTGGCTGGCGATGGCGGAGATGGTACTGCCTCATCTATAACTGGTTCTTCTGTCTATCGAGGCGGAGGTGGCGGTGGAGGAATAGGCGCTGGTTCTGCAACTCCATCATCTGGAGGTCTTGGTGGCGGCGGGGACGGCGGAGGCGCATCTGGTGATCCTGGCGATCCAGGTACCGCAAACACCGGTGGCGGTGGCGGCGGAGGCGGTCACGGAGGGGCTTCGGGAGGAGCTGGTGGCTCTGGGGTAGTAATTCTTAAATACCCAGACAGCTTTACTATTTCAGTCGGAGCAGGCCTTACAAGTTCAACTGCCACAAGCGGAGGCTACTCGGTAACAACCTTCACGGCTGGCTCGGATACGATTAGCTTTAGTTAGGATAGAAGCATGGCACACTACGCATTCCTTGACGACAACAATGTCGTCACGCAGGTAATCGTTGGCGTAGACGAGTGGGAAGAACGCGACGGCATCACCGACTGGGAAGCTTACTACGGCGAGCGTAAAAGTCAAAAGTGTGTTAGGACTTCCTACAACGGGAACATTCGAAAAAACTATGCTGGCATCGGATACACCTATGACGATGATCGCGATGCTTTTATTCCTCCAAAGCCTTACCCTTCATGGTTACTCGATGAAGACACTTGCCGATGGCTACCACCAGTGCCGTATCCAGGATCTCAAACAGGTGATGTTTACGACTGGGACGAAGAAGCCGGATCTTGGATTTTGATACAGCTAAAGATTGAGAGCGAAGGCTGATGAGCGGCTACAGAACATGGACACCTGGCGAGGTAATCACAGCCTCCAACGTACAAGATTATTTGCAAGATCAAACCGTCATGGTGTTTGCTTCCGATGCCGTGCGTTCGACTGCCGTAGTTGTTCCGACTGAAGGAATGCTTAGCTGGGTAGAGGACGACAACAAGTATCAGTATTACAATGGCTCGGCGTGGGCAGACCTAATTATTCCAATCACCGGAGGCACGCAAGGCCAGGCATACGTCTCTAACGGAACTGCAACAGCATCGTTTCAAGACGTCAAGGCTCAGTTCATAGAGACAACCATTACAGAAAAGACCGCAGCCTATACCGCAGTAGCAGCAGACACCAACACGGTTCTCAACGTCACTGGTGCAAGCAACGTCACAATTACAATCCCAGACGTAGTTAGTGCAGTAGGCGACATGATTCAGATCCTCAACAACACGAGTGCGACTGTTACCCTCGCAGCAGGAACCGGCATCACATCATGGGCTGGAGTCGGAACTGCTGGAACTGGCGTGTTGTTTCTTATGGATACCAGCTACACTGCAGCAGGAGTTCTAAAGACGGCAGCTAACGAGTATCGGGTTATTGGTAAAGTCGTCGTATGATCCCGCTCAGTATTCTCTCGTCGGACGTTTTCCCTCGATTGACAGGCGGAAGCGTTAGCTCTGACGCCGACTATTATTACCGCACGTTTACCGCAACCGAAGATTTCGTTATCGAGGGCGGCACTCTAAAGTTTGACGCAATCATTGTTGCAGGAGGTGGCGGTGGAGGAAATGCCGGAGGCGGGAGCAACTACTCAGGCGGCGGAGGAGCTGGAGGGTTTGTTTACATCACCGAGGATCGACGCACGGGCACATTCCCTATCACCGTTGGCGGTGGAGGTGCAGTTCACGCTCAAGGTAATACATCTCAACTAAGTTCACTTGGCACTGCCATTGGCGGAGGCTATGGAGGGCAAGACACTCAGTCCGGCGGGAATGGAGGCTCAGGAGGTGGAGCCTCATCGGGTGGCGGACAATCTGGAGGAACTGGGACATCAGGCCAGGGTAACGACGGAGGTG